GGTGCAGCTCCACCCGGTTAATCCCGGGCTCCGCGGTATAGTCCCAGGAAGGGGCTATACCTGTCTTCGTCGTATATCTAGTTGCCATCGGGTCTCTTAGCGAGATCCGACTAGATACGATGCTCCCACGCAGGAACGAAATCTCCAACCCGTAAGGGTTGAATATTCGTCTCCTGTGACCAGGGGGCCTGTGTATCACGTCAGTAACTCGAAGCTCAGGCGGCCGAGCTACCCATCGCCTATAAATAAGCGAATGGTAGCGTTTCGACCATCTGAAATCTCGAATTAACACACGTGGAACACGGATCCCAGAATCATTGTTCTCCCAGAGAGGTACATACTGTTTAGGTACGGACTTCAAAAGGAAGGCAATGGTCCTCTGAAGTGGTATGCCGGTCTTTCCGGACCATACATTCAGCCGGTTTAAGAGAGCGCAGCGAGCCTGACGGGTCTGAAGGGACTTTACGTAGACCCCACGGACATCGTGACCGTTTAAAAAGTCACCACCGCAAGACTCACGGAACGGACCTTCGAAGAAGGTCTTGTCGTGATTCACACTAAAACCAAGGAGGTTGAGTAGACGAACTAGACTACGGAAGATTCTCCGATCGCCTAGAATGTCATCCCCGAACACACCGTAAGTCGGAGTGCGAGTCGTCCTGAAAGTCGGGTGCTGGAATTTAAGTCCATGCACCTTATAACAGGCGACAACACACGCGGTAAAGAGAAGGGTCTGGAGGGGGAACGTAAAACCGTTTCCCATCGTTGACACCATCTCGAGTGGCACCACGCGCCCGTCCGGGAGCGTAGCTTCGGGTGATCTGAAAAGCTCCAACCAGGCGACAAAGTCGCGAGGAAAGAGCCAACGGATCATTCCGAGAGAGAGTGAATCGGAAGCAGAAGAAAGGTCGAGACTAAAGTATCGACCACTCCTACTACTGACTCTCGCCAAGCGCTGGTTTTTGAGAGGCTGCGTCGCAAGATCTAAACCAATCTTGCTCTTCAGTCTTTCAGTCAGCCAGTTACCTAAGCCTAACTGAAACATCATGTTCAAGTTGGGCTCCGTACATATAGTACGACGTGTTTCGTTCGTCTTAGGGACGAAGGAAAGGCGGTTGCCTTTGACAATCACCGGTTCACCATAGCTGAGGGAGCGCAATTGTTCCGCGCGCCTCCAGAGGTGGTTATCGGCGAAGTACCGCGTAAACGCGGTATACAGACCAGGTCTTGTGGTACTCAAACGCGACGAGAACAACTTCGAATAGAAGTCATCCCCAGTCGCCATGATCGAGGCTCCAGGCCCAACACTCGCTCTATCTAAGATAGATGCAAATGTTAGGCATGGGAGGCCACGGTCAAGCAAGAACTCGTAAAGGAAGGCTTTCACCTCCCCCACGAGGGTATCTTGGATTGAGTCCATCGAGTCTGGTATCCTGTAATTCCTACAACGATCATTGATCTGCAGGAACTTGTCCAGAGCAGCCTTCTCGGCACCAGGATCCTCATGCTCCACGAACTTCTTGAAGAAGCTCGTAAGCATAGACCTAGCTGCGAACGACTGATAGGACAGCCAGCCATTGTGAGGCTCATTTGCGTCACAATACGGCCACAGGTCTGCAACAAGGCTGAGATGAAGTCCCCTAGAGAAATTACTCATAGGCTTATCCCTTTACGATGCACTATCGAAGCACGTCAAAGTAGAAACTTACATAGTAGTGGTGTTTTACGACCAGTACACCGCCATCGACCGACCATTCACTAAGTGGCTCTCTTCGAACCACAGGTGAACAGCCGTTAAGATGGAGGAATATACGGAAGCGAAGATATGAAGCTATATCATGGACCGTGTAGCGCGCAATTTCTGCACGCCCGCGATAAACCTTAATATAGAACACATCCCGCCTCCCTACCAGGGGATCTACCGTGACTAGCAATCTTGAGATCGGTCCTTGCGGCCCGGTCTCAGATACGCAACGATTTTCGGACATGATTTCTCTCCAATGTTAAGTAACAATTGGGCAAGAGCCGTTAAGACAGTACGGATCAGGAGGCCTTTAAGGCCCCCTGGGAGAAGAGACAAGAGTCCTCCTCCCTGGCTACATTACGCCAGAAACAACCGTATCGCCAATACCGGCGGACTGCTGAGCAATCACACCGAAGTGCATCGAGAGCATGGCGCGGATCTCAGACGGAGACGTCAAATCAGTACCAGCAGGTACAGAGATAACGGTCCGAACGAGAGCCACGACGGGTGCCTGCCCTGCAAGGGGTAGGGCACCCTTCCGGGTGATGAGTTGATACTCATTACGCGGAACCTGCCGCAAAACACCAGTCACAGGATCCAGAACCGAGAGTCCACGAAGGACTTTTGGCCGGATAAAAGTGGTGGTGAAAGGGGAAGCCACCGATCCAATGGAAACACCAGTCTGGGTGCCGCCCAAGGCGGTCACCGCAACCTGTTTGCCATTCGTATCGGGAGCCGTATCCACAACATGTGTATACGTAGGGGAGGACAAACCAGTCTGGGTTGCCCCAGTTACTGGAGAAGTGATTGAAACTGTCAAGGAAATTTACCTCGATGGTTAGTAGGGCCTCATACCGCCTCGTAGTGATAAAACACTGCCGAGGTTAGCAAGTCGTCGCGCAGACCAGATCTTGGATAGATCGACCCTGAAAGAGGGCGTCAAAACCGGATCAGGAGTGCGCGATAGACTATAGGTACGAGCGTAAAGAGAACCAGGCATACCGGACGTACTAATCCTATCAGTCGCTGCTACACCTGAGGCAAAATCAACCTTAAGTGGAACAGTAAACGACTCGGCGGTGGAGATCAGTGTTCGACTGCTCCATGCCAGGGCCGACGACGGGAAGGACAGTGCATTGAGAACATCTCCAACATTGGAGAAGTAATCAACCGCCCAAGACCAGGGAAGTAGCTCCCAGATGGTTGGAACGAACTCCGATGGGGTAAAACCCCATAGGCGAGCGTTAAAACCAGTTGAGGCACCGACCTGAACCTTCACGGCTCCTGTGATACGACACCGACAACGGTAAATCGTATAACGGGAATGAGACAGAACTATTGGACCAAAGGTAGCACCCTGCGTAGCTTGACCCCCGCGACGTTCAGAAGACACGGAAACAGATACAGGCTCAAGGCCCATACCTGTACCGTGCAATTGACGAGCAAGGGTCTCGGCGGCAGAGCGTGCGTCGTTAATTAACGGCGCCCAATGGAACTGATACTCAAGCCATGTCTCGCGAGCAATCCTACCTGCCTGCCTGTTCCGTCTTTCGACGGCACGAGTATAGGCAGATAGGCTCCGATACGAAGCTCTGTCCAGAAGCGCGGGACGTCTTTTCTTTAAGACGTTAACGTGCGACTGGATCAGGCGGCGTAGGGAGTCTGCGGGATGACGAATACCATGTATAGTCTCGCGTAACTCACCAAGGAAAGTCCCTCCATCAAAAGACTGGAGTTTCGACTTAGCCTTCTTGAGAAATGCGAGATTTGCCTGGTTTACGACGTCTTGAATCATACTCGCATCAATTGAGGGTAAGGGCGACTCCACAGTGGAGCCAATTACCTTACACTCAACGATGTTCCTCACGGGAGGCTGAAAGTTACCAGGAAACTGAGACCGATAATATTTTATCGCGCACTTACCCGGCACAGGCTTTAACACCTGTGCAGAGACGGTGTACGGTGTGCCAGCGGAAACGCCGGCACGGATGCGATCCCTATAACTCGGGTTGTCAACGCCAGTCTTAGTGGTTACTAAGATGGCGGGACCACCTAGGTTATTAGCTTCA